CATCTTTTGGTTTTGGTTTAGACTTTTTACTTGCTACCTTTTTAGGCGCAGGTTCTTCTTCGGGGGTAGGTTCTTCGGTAGGAGTTTCTACAAAAGGGTTGTCGTCTTTTGCATCAAAACCATCTACTTCACCAAATGGGTTAGTCGCTTCTCTTTGTTCAGCCAACTTGACAACTTGTACAGCTTTAAGTCGTAGCGACACACCGTGGTCACGCATGTGGTATGGTACAAATATTACGGCTAAGTTAACTGTGCTACCGGTAGTTAGTCTAAAATCTTCTGGTAGTTTGTTTGTCTTAGCGTCAAACTGCGCCGGCTTATTAGTAGTTTCTTTGCCATACGCGGCTTTTAGTTTAGCCTTGCCGACATACATGCCAGCATCGTTTTTGGTAAATGGCATATCTAATTTTTCCGGCCACTTATCTTCACGCTTCTCTTGGTAGGCTTCAGCCATTGCTTTAAATAATTCTTTGGCTTGGTCTTTCGTCATTTCAAAAGACATTTCGTATACTGCGCCCTCATCTAAAGGGTCACAAGGTATCGAACGGTTTTCAGTGTTATCAAAACGGTAGGGTTTATCTATACGTGGGTATAGGGCGTTTACATTGTTTATTAAGTGTGTCATTGCGCATTCTCCTGAGAATGGATTACTGTAAAACGTAACCTTCGACAGAATCGAAAGGTGACGAGGTTGCACTCTGCTCTTTTGTGAGAGAGGTTATTGCTTCATGCGTATCGGGGTGGTCAATCATACCAGATACGGTTTCTAACTGCTCTTGATTTAACCCATATACAGGTTTAAAAAAGAGTTTTGGTACTACACTGTTACTATCAAAATAAATCTTTGTTACAACAGACGCGGCTTTAGTATTATGTTTAGACAGATGCTTCGCATACTCTTGTAAGGGCATGTGACCATCTACAGTTTTACCAAATATAGAAGTCGCTGGCAACATAAGTTGATAAACTTCTTCTAAATTATCTTCAAACACCACAGCTAGCCTTTGTTGAAATCGACAAGCACGACCTCTACCTGCTGAACCACGAATGTTTTGTTTACAATCTAAACATCGAGTGGCTTGTCTTTCATCTACAAAGGGGTCGGGCCGTTGTGTGTCTTCAGACCAACACGTTGGTGCTACTGTGTTCTCACCATCAAACTCGTTTGCAAAGTATGCACGCGATACCTTAGCGGCGTTTACTATAACAACTTCCACAGCATCACCACGGTGAGAAAACGTACCTCCTCGTATACTAAGCCTCCGCATCGTTGTTAAACAAATGCTTAGTTACCTTATCTATATCAAACCTATAAGTATGGCCTATCAAAAAGTATGAGTCTTTAGGTATATGTTCGCTACGTACCCACTTGCGTACAGTAGAGTCAGATACCTTAAATCTCTTGGCTACTTCTTCAAGAGATAAGTACGGACTTTCATCAGACATTATTTTTTCCTCACTGATAATGTGTATTCGGAATCCGCATTTAATCCCATAGGAACTAAGTCGGGGTTTTCTTCGAGGAACTGCCGTACATTACTCTGGTTCAAACGCTTGTCAAAGAACTCAGGGACTTCGTTATCCAGCACAAATTTGTACATAGATTCCCAATCACTTGTCCAGTAGCGTGTTTTAACAGACCTGTAGAACAGCCCTTCGGAAGTGCGTACACTTTCGACACCGGCTTCTTCGCAGTATTCAAGTAGTGCTTTCTTTATTGTTTCTTGTTTTTCAAGAAGCTCTTTGTCGGCCTCTTTAAATTCTTTAGATAACTCAGAACGCTTGGCGCGTATCTTGGAATATACCTTTACTAACTTAGCTAAATCTTCTGACATTTGTACCTCCATACATTGTAGGATAGGAAGTTTAGTATCAGGTTCTATGTTAGTCAAGCATTTCGTTGTATAAATCTATAACTTTTGTGTGTACGTCTATTCTATTATCTAAAAGTGAGTAGATACGTCTTTCTACGAAAGAACCCTGTAACTGAACGACAGTACATTTATGTGTTTGTCCTGACCTGTGTACACGAGCATTAGCTTGCGCGTACGTTTCGAGTGAAGGTGTTGGCCCCCACCACACTACGGTATTTGCGGCAGTCAAAGTCACACCATGCGCCGCTGACTGTGGTTGTATAACTAATACTTTTGGGTCGTCTTGTTCTTGGAATTGTTTGAATCTTTCAGTGCGCTTTGCGGCTGATACGTCACCACGAATAATCTCTGTAGTTATACCATCGCTACGCAACTTGTCTGTAAGCACATCAATTACATGTTTAAACGGTACGAACACCAACACTTTTTTACTCGACTCGTCTATTACCTCACGTAGTACCTTGTATCTGTGCTTTATGTCAAACGCAAGGGCTTCGCCATTGTCTGTATAGATTGCGCCACAACTTATTTGCAGTAACTTATTCATGGCAACTGCGGCATTGGCGGCAGTAACCTCCTCACCTGCCGCATACATTATCATCTTGTCCTTCAACTCTTTATAGTATTTGTTTTGTTGTCGAGTAAGTTCTACCGTACGTTTGACGTACACCATAGGTGGTAAGTCTAAACATTCTTCTTTAGTAAAACGTATGGCTGGTTGTAAAGCACGGAACACCACATCGGTTGAATCTTCTTTTGGAATCCATTTGAATTGAGTTAGCTTTACCATTACATGGTCACGAAACGTACCAAAGAATCTAGGCACAGATTTGGGGTTAACGAGTTTAGCTAAACCATAGGCATCAAGGGGGCTTTGTGCGGCTGGTGTACCGGTCATCAACCACAACCACGTTTCGGGTTTTAGTAATCGGTTGAGCGTTTTCCACCGTTTAGTCTGTACGTTCTTGTAGTGTGTAGCCTCGTCTACAATAATACAGTCAAACCCACCATTGGCTATGGCATCTTGCACTATCTCCACACCGTCATAGTTTATTATCACAAAGTCAGCGTCACCGTTTACTATCTTTGTGCGTTTTTCTTTGTTGCCGTGTGCCACGTCTACACTTCTGTGCATAGCAAACGTAAATAGATCGGCACGCCACGCGCTGTCCATAATAGATAAGGGGCATACCACTAACACTCTATTGATTTTACCCTGCTTCATCAGGTAATCAGCCGCCCATATCGCACTAGCAGTCTTGCCTGTACCTTGTTCATTGAAGCAGAACGCACGCCTGTTCATTGTCAAAAACCCTGCCGTTTTCTTCTGGTGGTCGAATGGGTCGTGCTTACCTGTCCACTCGTACCTACCCTCTATTGGGCTTGGCACTCTTATGTTTATGTTGCGTAGGGTTTTTGCTTCGTCTAACCCCCAGTTTACTGCGACTTCATTTGCTCCTAACGTCTTACTCTTAGGTATCAAATTGGTCACGCGAGCGGGGTCGCGTAGGTTAAGCACTATGGCTTTGTTATCTACTATCCTCATTTCTTTTTCTTCTTGTAGTTACGACTACGGTTCTTACTACGGTCTTCTAGCTTGTACCCATCTTTGTTAGAGCCGCCATTGTGTAGTGACTTGTTGTGAGATATATCTTTACCTTTTCTTTTTTCTCTACCGTTTTCTTTGTCAAATTTACGTCTAGCACGCTGACGTTCCATGCGTGCTTCGTGTGCTTTACTACCCACTGGTGGGTTCTTTTGTTTCTTTCTGTCTTTAGGATTCTTGTATGGCATTAGCTTCTCCCATTATGTGCGCACTCTAGTACATCGCACCACGCACGGCACAATCCACTAGGGTTCGGATTCCATACGTTGTTATCAGATGCGATCACCATTTGTGAGAACTTGTCTCTGTATTTGACCTCAAGGTCATTTTCCCGGCGGGGCCGTGTATATGATTCTGTGATAAGTTGTTTACACACAACAAACAACAGTCCCCCGTTACATGTGTGTATCTTTGGAAAGTGTTTGAATACTGCAAGAGCCATTAACTCTAGCTGTCCCTTGTCTGCGTAGCGTGCCGACTTGCCTGTTTTGTAGTCTACTACCCACGCTATGCCATCTTCTTCATTGAGTATAATTAGATCAGCTATGCCTCTGAACCACACGTCTTTGTCCCAGAATCCACAAGGTTGTAAGTCCTCAGTTAGACCTAGCTCGTACTCACACAACTTCTTGCCTTTCTTGCGCTTCAACGCATCAAGAGCAGGTTGTACGTAATTGTATTTTTTCGGTATAGGTTTGTTGTCACGGATATGTTCTTCACACGCGAGATGCACGTCTGTACCGTAACGCATAGCATCAGTTTCTTCTTGTGGATAT